CTAATGAGATAGGACGAGTGGCTCGCTTCTACCATAGGAGTATTGAGCTAGTCGCAGAGATATACCAGTCATTACTCTTACACCTTGTTATGACTGCTGAGAAGGAAGTCAAAGAGACTGTGCTTATTGAGCACGAAGCTATTGTTATTACCGCAGAGAAGTTGAGTGGAAAGTTTAAGTATGCTTTTGCGGACCAAGCTTCTACCCCTATCGCAGGAGCCATCAAGCGCGGGGCGATAATGCAACTACTCCCCACACTACAAGGCCTCGGTGTCCCACCTGAAACCATCTTGGACTATCTTGTGGAAACCTTTGACCTGCCGGCTGAGTTCCTAGCAGACATGAAGAACGCTATGGAGATGGCCCAGGCACAGGACCCTGCGTTAGGCCCAGGGGCATCTGCTATGACGGAGCCACCACAGATACAGGAGCCAGCCCTCCCACCAGGAGGCGGTCAGCTAGCGGCCCAGATAAGAGGCGCAGGACAGATGACTATTGATGAAGGGTTGGTGAAAGGATAATGCCCATCTATGAGTTCCGTGGTATTGAGACTGGCCGTATCTATGAGTGGGTCGGCCGCTACGAAGAGAAGCCGAAGATGTTGTATGACCCTGAGACTGAGGAGGAGTTCCGTCCCATTGTGTCCCGGCCCTCGTTATTAAAGTCCAACCTCAGCGACTGGCAGCGTGGGCTAAGTGGGGCAGGACAGCACGACAAAGCACTCAACCAAGTCGTGTATGGTGAGCGTCACCGTGATGAGATACTACAACGGCGTGGCTTAGTGAGGGAGCAGGACTTACCGAAGCACTGGGTAGAGGATGCGAAAGACCAACAGATGAAACAGAACGAGCAACTTGATAAAGATGCCGACAAGTTTTTTGATAACATGAAAAAGTTTGGCCTTGATAAACAGGGTTCAGACACAGTAGATAGAGTAAAGAGAACCGAACAGTTTTGGAGTGAGCAAGTCCCAAGTGGAGCCGTGCGCCAAGACCCAACCAAATATGGCGTAAAGCCGAAGGAGAAATAAGATGCCTATTACAAGTGAAGAGACAGGGATGTTGGAGACAACACCAGAGGGACGAGCCGAAGCAGCCATGGCTGGCTTGGAACCTGTATTGAGAGAGACCGAAGCAGTAGTGGATGAAAGCATCTTAGGCTTCACACCCTCCGGGAAGTATTCAGCGAAGAGGCTGAACGCTCTTGCCCGAGCCATTGTGAAGATGATGGAAGCAGCCGACTATGAAGGCGTGGTAGCAGAGGAATACGAGGATGTAAGTGGTGAGTTGCCTGAGCCGTTGGTGCGTGGGCTTGTGACTGCTATGCGTTCTTATGATGACTTTGCCATAGCAATGCCGGAAGAGGCTGATGCCTATGAAATGTTTGAGATAAGTTCCCTGGTTGATGATAGTTCATTAGCTCTCGCAACAGCGTTACTATCTAAACTCATTGCTTCGAAAGAGTTCCGCAAATACTTACGAAGCGAAGAGCCGACCATCGCTATTGAGGATGAAGTGGTTGCCGAAGAGGAGCCCGTTTCCCAGGAAGAAGAAACCATTATGGACGACGCAGCCGTCGTTGGTGAAGAACAAGACATACTAGATATGCTATAACATAAGGAGTTAATAAATATTATGAATACCGATAAACCAGAGGCAGTCGAAGACCAAGCCTCTCACAAGCCGACTGACGCATCCGTGGAGGCGAGCCAGGGCAATACACCCACAACGCCACAGGACGCACGAGAGACCCCACAGAGGAGCGCAGAACTATCGTTAGACGACTTGCTTGATGCTCACTTGGGAACAACCGAGAACCACAAGGGTCTGAACTATCAGACTATTATTGAGGGCCTACCTGACGACGCAAAGAAACTGGTGTCTAACCTACGCAATGACTACCGACGCAAGACCACTTCTATTTCTGAGAAGAGGAAAGAGTTGGAAGCCAGAGAAAAGGTTTTACTTTCACGCAGAACAGAAGAGGACCTACGAAGTGCTATGGACCTCCCTGAAAACATAGACCTGTATGACCCAGAAGGTCTAAAGAGATACATCAACGCCAAGGCTGCCGAGCAGGTCAATGCCCTACTGGAACCAGCACGGAAGCAACTAGCCAAAGACACCAGGCTAGACCAAGTAAAGTCTTTTCAGAAAGAACACCCCGACATCGTTGAGATGAAGGAAGATATTTCTAAACTTATTTCTGAAAAGAATATGACTATTGAGGATGCCTACTTCACACTCAAAGGTCGTGCTTACAAGGCTGAGATGGAAAAGAAAAACCAAGAGATACTCAGTCATAAAGCAGCGCAAAGGGAAGTCGGCTACAAAGTCAATGTTGGTCGACCCACTACCCCAGCAAAGCGAAAGTTTAAGACTGCGTATGAGGCTTACACCTTCCTAAAACAACAGGGTCATAAATAAAAAACACCCTCCTTGGCTGGTCGCAAAAGAAGGAAACGATGCCAGCCAAGGAGGGTGTCTAAACGGTGAGGGGAGGCCTCAACTTCTCTAACAAAATGAGAAAAAAGAGAAGGAGGCCTCAACCCTCTATAAGTATTATAGTATTTTTTGACTAAGAAGTCAAGGACTTTCTGAAACTTTATTCATACACCTCATCGGCAATACGAACCATAAACTTTTCTGCTTCGTTCATCATACAAATGTACTCAAAATATTCAGGGCCATTAGCGTCGTAATAAAGCCCGTGGCCAAGGCCATAATGAAAAATAATATCACTGAGAGCAACAACGATGCGACCGTCATTAGTGTGTAATGTATATTTAGTGGAGCTGAGACCATTTGTTTCCATAAAGTTTTATTCCTATCAATAAAATGCTTTGTCATTATCTATCTAAATAGACTACTGAACCACAATGATGACACACTATCTCTTCGTCCTCTGTATTTTGACAGCCTGAGTATTGTATCACAGCGTCAGTAATATCTTTTTTGTTACTGAGATAATAGCTTTTATTATACTCTCTTACTCTGTCTGTGTTAACTGAATACCACTCTCTTTTATATTTTAGTTTAGAAAACTTCCTACAATAATGAGAGCAGTAATGTCTCTCTCTTCCTCCAGTGTATTCATACATAAACTCATCACCACAAGTTTTACATTTGTTATTTTTAACTGTCATCTCTTAACCTCTCTATTAGTAAGTAGTTCTTTCTAAACTCAAAAGAACTTTTATTGTTGGTTTTTTTCTTATTAAGTTAATAATACTTACCGTCAGAATACATCTCTTATAAGAGGAGCGAAGCGACGATAGAGTATACTACCAACAAGATAATACCTACCGTCCTTTCCGTCGTCTTATGTCCTCTCTCATTACTTCATAGATGTCTTGTCTCAGTCTATAAAATACTTTCTTCTTAGCGTTCTTATTTTTATTTCTTGTCTCAGTCTCAGTTTTCTTATTTGTTTTCACTCTACCTCCCAGGTATTTGTTATTAGTTGTTTCATTGTTGCCCTAATGTATTAAGAATAGACACTTCTTTTCAGACACCCACAACCAGAAACGATAAAATAAATGAAAATAAATAAAACATTTGACTTTACCTCCCAGGTATTTATTGTTGGATGTTTCTCTTTGTCCTTTATGTAATAAGAATAGACACTTGTTTTCAGGTCACCACAACCAAAAAGAAAAGAAATAAAAGACTTGACTTATTCTCAGGTTGGTGGTATTATACAATAAGGAAGTAAATGTTATACCTGCTATTCATCAGTCTTATACTAAACCCAGGGAAAATAAAGAAACTTTTTTTGGTGTTTTCTACTACTGGATACTACTTATTACAGAGGCAAGCGACAGCGAGCCCATCCAAAAGAAGGAAGAAACTACTATGAAACTATTAGAGCAAACCAACGAAGAGAGACGGGAGATGAGACCCGGGACACAAGACCTAATACAATACTTTTGTAAAAAGAATACGCTTGGAACCAACTTGTTATACTCCGTCGTAAAAGAAACGAGGTCCAGTATCAAAGACATAACACAGGAGTTTGAGATGTTGATGTTGGAAAAGAAAGATAAGTTAGAAAAACTTGATACTCCAGTAAGAAGAAATACTTATAAGCATAAGGCGTTCAGCCACTTTCTTATAAACAAACTTCGTTATGAGAGGCAGGCCAAGAGAACTTGGACCGACGACATCAACCACCTCTTCGTTGAGGAACATTATGAAGATACACATCAAAGGAAAATAAATATTATGAGCATTCGAAAACTATTGGCCAAGACCATACCCACCCTTGACGATGATGAAATAGCACTCGTCTTTTATAAGATGGGGTTATGCTCGGGCGATGAAGTCCGGGAACATTTTGGAAACATCAGTCAGCAGGCAGTAAGTAAGCGCTGGCTAAAACTTCGCAAGCGGCTCGCTGGTGAGTTCGCTGAGTTGGAGGGTGAGTAGATGGGACGCCTACCGGAAGCAGACGGGGAACTAATACATTCCCAGGGGAACAATAGTTCCTACGACGTGAGCGGTGAGAAACTGGGTTGGAAGGACGCCAACATCATCGGAGACAAAGGAGTTGCTGATGTGTGCAGAATACTAAAAGGCAAGCACGAAATAAAGACCCACACAGCCGGCGGCAAAGGACCTTCCGGTATGGGGTGGAGGGATACGGGCTGCTTCATCGTGGAGGTTGAGGCGAAGGACACGCGGGGCAACATAAGACCCTCGGGTATTTTCGCACCAGACCTCGCAGACGAGGAAGCCTTTTGGAACGACTTCCTTGATGATGACGGCGTCGTCTCTCGTTTCTATAGTTCGGTTGGAACGATGAGGGCTTTCATCAACGACCTTCGTAAAAAGCCATACACCAGCCGCGGCTATCCCCGGTGCACTTGGTCGGGCAACGGCGGACGAGCACACAACTGCAAGGTGGAACTTGGTGTCGACGTCTATGGCCCAGAAATAGAGGTCGCCTTACGCGTTATGAAAGAGCACAAGGAGCAGAGCCATAAGAAACTGAAGGAGCGTTACAAACGCTATAGTATTGACTGGTGTAAATAGCGTTGTTAGTAGGGGCGTTGATAATAGCGTTGTTAGTAGCCGCGTCGTTATTAGCGTCCCTCGCGCACGCGCATCCGCGAAAAATAAAATAAACTTTTTTTTGGCTTTTGAGGTTTCAGCATACTACTTACTAATAGACGCGGTGAGAACTGGCGTTTGCCGGGAACGGAAAATAAGTTGAGAAACCGCTTGACTTCCGACCCGACCTGGACTACAATAGTAACAGAGGTTAGAGAAAGCCTCGCTTTACCGGCCGATGAGGCCAAGGAAAAATAACAAAATGACTAATGCTAAAATGAAGAACGGCGATGCGCTGGTGTGTGAGTTGTGTGGGGATGACATCAAGCCCGACCCGACGAACGGCTGGACGCTGGGCCATAACGCCTGGCCCCTGTTGCCTGGTGAGGTCGACGACGACGGCGACTGGCACTCCCCCCGGTGTTGCTCCCGCTGCGACACCGAGGTGCTCTTCGCTCGCCTGGGCCGCTCGTGGGACGCGCCACCACCTCCGCCCGACATAGACCTGTTGGAGGCGTTGCTGACCTCGATGAGCCACCAAGGCTACAACGGCGAGCCTGTTGTTGTGAGCCACGGAAAATAAAAAACAAACTGCTTGACTTGTGATGAGGAATGGACTACTATAGTAACAGAGGTTAGAGAGCCTCGCTTTACCGGCCGATGAGGCCAAGGAGAAATAACAAAATGACTAATAGAACGAAGAAGTTGATGAAGAGGGCGAAGAAGTTGATGATGAGAAAGAAGAGGATGATGAATAATAGTATGCTGAAACGGAGTGCCGAAGACCAATACCTATACGCGGAGTGGTTAGACATCAAGGGTCGCTGCTATGACCCGAACCACCCGCGTTACCCCGAAGAGGGTGCGAAGGGAATAAAGATGTGCGATGAGTGGCTGAATGACTTTGAGGCATTTGCTAAGTATGTGAAGACCGAGATGGGAATGCCGCCCGGCTGGAGTGAAAAATAAAAAACAAACTGCTTGACCCCCGACCCCGTTAGTGCTACAATACTATTGAGGGTTGGGGCAACGGCCGAAATAAAATAAAGTATTTTATGCTTTTCAGGTTTTAGAATACTACTTATTACAGAGGCGAGTGAGAACGCCCCTACAAAAACAAAAGGAAAATGAGAAATGACTGACGAAATAAAAGTGGGAGACTTGGTGACTGGCTGCTCGACGATGGCCTCCGCGGCGTGGAACCAAGACCTTATTGGCGTCGTGGTTGGGCTCGCCACCACCTACGACGACTGGCGCGTCACCCCGAAGACGACTTACTGGGCGAGAGTGCGATGGTTGAGCCTGTCCGACGACGACCTGTTCCGAGGCCACACACGAGAGCCGTGCCACGGGCTGATGAAGGTGAGCCGATGACTAACACAGAAATAAAAGTGGGAGACTTGGTGCGCTACGACCAAGGCTGGTCCGCCGTCGCCTACAACCCCGCGACCTTCCGCGCCCTTGTGGTTGGTGGCCCGCGCTATTCGCCGCCTGGAAGCCCCGGGGCA